TCTACGTTGTACACTGATAAAACGATGAAACTCCTCTTTACTTACGTAATCACTAGCATGTAATTTGTCGTTCATTTGTTTCTCCTTTCTTGTGAGCTGTAGTCAGTATCTCGATACAGCCTAGTTTAGCTAAGAACCCCGCGTAATACGTAAGTATACGCGAGGAACTTTGTTTCGTCTTTAACTGATTATTAAACGCCATACATTTCAACAACTTACGCTGCTCTATTACCTTATGTTGTTCAATAATCGTCAGTAGTGCGTGGGCCTGTGTTGGCAGACCCACATTACCACCCTTACGTTGTACGAATATGTAGTACTTATGCAGCCTTTGCATATTCCAACGCCAAGTTTAACGCCTTACGTTTCTGTACTGACTTAGCACCAAACCAAGCCGAGTTCAAAGTCGCATTGCGATCGTTACCACTAACATGATCAACATAGTACGTAACAGCATTTAATGCTGACCACCACGTACCTTCTGACATCTTAGCGCCTGGTTGAGTAGAGATAAGCTCATGCACAGTTTTAGCTGTACGATTAAACTTATCGAGTTTACTTTTTTCCATAACAACTGTTGGTTGATATAGCTTAGCAATAAACTCCTCGACCTTAGGTTCTTTATACTTTTTCTTAGCAAGAAACTGTGATTGTTCCTTGAAAGTATCTAGCTGTTGATTAGCTAGGCCTAGAGCAATCTCTGCTTTACCAATCATATCATCGTTAAACTCAGTAACGTGAGCCTTACGAAAGCGATTATTGGATTTAGCATCGTTGAGTGCCATAGTAAGTGTGTTGTTGCAGACCACACGGATAGGTGTAAACATAATCGTTAACGCCTTACCCCAAATATGAGGGTGTGAGATCAGCAAGTGTCCTTCAACATCATCACCGCCAGGTAATGTGAATCCTTTGCGTATATTAGCAAGGCCCCACACTTGACGACCGTTGTCCAAGGAGCCTGCTGTATCCATAAACATATCACCAGCCTTACAGAACTTATCAAAGAACTTGAAGACCTCCTTGTTTTGGATAGGTGTATAGTTCTTACCGCAAGGACCGAGAATCGTACTATCAGATGATCTGACGAGCAAATTCCACTCAGCAGACATGAAGTACTTGTCTCCACCTTTGAAGTAAGCAGGCTTTTTAGCGACAGTCCAATCAAGGCCAGCCTCTTTGAGCATTTGGTCAGGTGTTAACCCTTCTTTGACCTTCTTGCCCAGACCGTGCCAAGGTGTCTTGCCAGCATAAGCCATAGTTTCTACCATATGTGACATAACTTTCTCCTTTATTGTCAATTATTTACTTAGTAAGTCTATTATATCATGACGTTAATCACGAGTAAAAACAGATTTACTCTGATTTACAGACACTTCATTCAGTGCATCTGATTTCGGTGTCAGCAAATTCTTTTTCTCATGCTTACAACGTATAAGCATAGACATGATCAGGCCTGGTATCGTACGACACTCGCGTACGGCCGCGATCTTAAGAGCTTTATGCAGTCTCTTCGGTATATTGAGACTGGCTCTCTTTTCTTTCTGGTATTTAGTGACGCGTTTTAGAGTCTTTTCGTCCATCTCCTAATACTCCTATTTCAGTTAATTCTCTTGATACGATCTCAGTCAGTATATCTGGGTCCCCGTGTATGGGAGCCATGGTGACAAGAGCGTCGCCGTCTCGATAGATTATTTTGATCACGACTCCTCGTTCCTGGTCCTCTTGGTCGTAACTGATGTCACAACGTACTAATTCGATGTTATTAGACATGATTTTCTCCGTAGATTGTATTGGGGTCAAAGGGCCAATATGTTTTTGGTGTCCCTATATATATGATTTTTATACACTTTATTGGCCTATTGTATTTATTGGACCGTTTAACATAAAAAAAATATTTTTTTTCAAAAAGTTCCTTATATAGAGGGCTAATCTTCATACCATTTTTTCCTATAATCTTCTGGTATTTTACTATTGTAAGCATAATCCTTGCTGTTCCTGCCGCCTTTGTTAAGTCTGACGTCGACATCTGTGTCCCATGCAGGATCTGGATCATCGATCAGTTTATGTACTGCTCTGATGCCTTGTTCTTGTAAGTCTCTTGCGAGACACCTGTTATCTAAATCGTCTGATATAGCGTGCTCTTGAATAAAAGCAAAGTAGTCAATACTGTTCTTGTTCTTCATACTGCCATCGCCTCTTTATACCATTTTGGAACCTTACCGTGATTCCACTGTGCAAACCCAGCTTTTTCACAAACATAATACAGCCTGTAAGCTACAACTGGGTCATGACGCTTGTATTCATCTGGCATACACTGTGCGAACGGTGTCATACCGATATCTGGTAAGCGTTGGTATATTTCCTGTGATAGGCTCATGATAGCCTCGTAAGACTTGTGTACTTTGCCGTAACGTAGAGCATATTGCTGCTGTAGTGCATGTACTAATAGTATCATCCAACTGTAGTTCTGTACAGACTCGCCTACCCATAGTGTACAGGGATGTTTCTGGTGTACTGGTTTATATGGTGCCCACAAAGCGTATCGCCGGTGGACTGTGCATAGCATCTGAGCAGATTCGAGTATCATTTTGACAACATGCTTGTCGCAGTGGTACTTAGCTGCCTTGTACGGATGCTCATCTAATACGAATATGTTCATAAATTCTCCTTTATATTACCATTATATCACGAATATTATTCGCTGTATAAACCTGATTTACAGCGTACCCTTCTGTGTACCCTATCGTAAAGTCCAGATCTGAAAAATAAAAAAAGCCTGCCGAACTCATAATTCGACAGGCTCTGAGGAAAAGCTTACGAGATTGTAAGCAATCCGTTTTCACGCATTGGTTTTACGTAGTAGGCGAAGATTCTGTACGGTTCCTGCCTAGTCCATTCCTTACCATTAGCTTCGGTAAGTGCGGTATTGAGCAAACTCATAGCATCCGCAATTTGTTTTTGCGTAGCTGGTACGCCTAGCTTAATGCCGTAATTATTAAGCTTGGTAACAATTGCTTTAGCTTGCGGCGGTAGTGCTCTGTCCCACTTATCGATTTTCTGATAATCATTAAGCGTAAACATTTTAACTTTTTTCTGTTTTACTGGTTTTGCAACCGGTGCTGCAGCTTTGATTGCAGCCATTACATTGCTGCTTGGTTTTACGATTTTAGTTTCCATAATTTTCTCCTTTCTAAGCGGCTGATTAATTTCAACCGTTAAGGATATTGTATGACGGAATTAATCAGAGGTACACAAAAAGATGCACATTTGAGCATATTTTTTACAGCTCCAGAAAATGATTAAATATCATGTTTTATCGGGCGCAGGCGCCTTGGATTGAGGGCAATAAACAGAGGGCAAGGGTCCTAAGTGATTGATTTATATACACTTTTTAACGGACTAGGGCAATGGCTTTTGATTATGGTAGCAGGGCCCTAAGTTATTGATTTATATACAGTTTTTTCCCGCTTCGGGCGCCCTTATTTTTCGCCCTTCTCTGGGAGCTCGTGGCTCTGTCTTCATGTACCCGCGTACCCGCGGCCTACGCCTCTTCGCGCGCCCTTCTCGGCCGGCCTATAGCCGTTACACCGAAGTGGTTTCATGTTGTACAAGTTCTAATTGTCAGTTACCTAGTGCATAGGCGTACCTCCTGGCTTGCATGCCTGTTACCTATTACATATAAATCGTTGCCACGTCCATGTGGCTGACATACATCCTGTTACTCTTCTACCGTCACATCATCCACATAAGTCTCTTCAGCCTCATGCGCACTTAGATCATGGGATTCACGAACCCATGTCATGAGCGCATCGCTGTCAAGCTCACGTAGATACTCAGCGTCGGCAGGTATGTCTAACGTGCATGTGCTACGAAAGACTATAACTACTTTTGCCATAGTTGTCTCCTGTGTTAGTGCCACGTCCATGTGGCGTTAGTCGTCCTGTGTTACAAGCAGTCACGTAGACGTCTTGTACACATGTGTCCAATGACTCGCATGTGTGGCATGTAAGCTATGATATCATCATAGAACTCACAACCAAGCTCGTACCAGTCATGTGAGACACATCCATCATGCATAAGTGCGCAGACAAAGATACATCCGTCAGCGTGCGCGTCATCTTCGATGATGTACGCGTTGCCGTCGTATGGACCTATGCCTTCGTATATACGATGTTGCATAGTTATCTCCTGTTGTTGCCACGTCCATGTGGCGTTAGTCGTCCTGTTACTCTTTTTTAGTCTATTTGGAAGATCTGTAAATCTTCTGTCGACATTGGTTTATTTAAGGTAAATTTGACGTATGGGTTGCCGCCGGCAGGGCCGGTAGCTTGTATAACTTCAAAAGTACCGTTATACTTATCGAGGAATTTAATAAGGTCGTTTATTTGGCCGTCCCCATCAATATCCACGTTGTATATATATTTCACAGTTGTCTCCTGTGTTGTTGTTAATTATCCATGTATTGCAACGATTGCAATCATGGTCCAGATTACCACGATCATTATGTGATACCACATAAGTCACCTCCTATTTGCGTACTTGCTTATTCCACATTAGGGCCCCGGGGGGCGTAATGCACCAAATGAATAGGCATAACACCAACCCAGAAATTCTATCGGGGCCATTTTGCCATCAGACATAATCCGATAACAAATGTGTACAACACAAGCAATAAATGTTATAAATACCTATATGACAGACAGAGGCGGTAAACGACCAGGTGCAGGTAGACCGAAAGGAGCGATTAATAAACGTTCTAGAGAGTTAACTGAAAAGCTAGATGATCTAGGTGTCGATCCTATTGAGGGTATGGCCATGATCAGTGCTGATCCTACTACAAGCCCTGAACTTAAATTCCAGTGTTTTAAGGAATTAGCTCAGTATATTGCACCGAAACGTAAAGCCGTAGAACAGCACAATACAGGAGACGTGACAATAGAAGTTGTCAACTACGCTGATTTAGATGAAGATAAGGATTCCGTATGATTGGAAACCGCGTCACTATCAGTTACCACTTTGGAAATTTTTAGAAGACGGCGGTAAACGTGCAGTTGCCGTATGGCATCGACGTGCTGGCAAAGACTTAGCAAGTATTAACTGGTGCGTAGTATCAGCCCTCAAACGACCAGGATTATACTGGCATTTATTTCCCACATATAACCAAGGACGAAAGATCGCGTGGGACGGTATGACCAGGGACGGTCGCAAGTTTATTGACCACTTTCCAGAACAACTTGTTGAAAGCAAGAACAATACGGAAATGAGGTTAACATTGAAAAATGGCTCTATCTACCAAGTTGTTGGTACCGACAACGTTGACAGACTGATAGGTGCCAACCCAGTCGGAGTAATATTCTCTGAGTACTCGGTCCAAGACCCAAGGGCCTGGGAATATATTAGACCGATACTTGCTGAAAACGACGGCTGGGCCGTATTTATCTATACAGCTAGGGGCCGTAACCACGGTTACGATCTACTTGATATGTCACGTAAGAATGAGAAGTGGTTTAGTCAAGTACTGAGTATCGAAGATACAAAGGCAGTCTCTCTAGACGCTATTGAAGATGAACGTGAATCTGGTATGCCTGAAGAGATGATCCAACAAGAATTTTACTGTTCATTTGATGCTCCTCTCGTTGGTTCATATTATGGTAACCTCATGGCAAAAGCCCTAGCAGACCAACGTATTACTAAAGTACCATATGATCCATTACTCGATGTCCACACCTCGTGGGACCTTGGTATGGGAGACTCGACCAGTATTATCTTCTTCCAGCACCACTATAATGAGATACGTATTATCGACTACTATGAAAACTCAGGAGAAGGTCTAGCACATTACGCTAAGATACTCAGAGAGAAAGATTACGTATACGGGGACCACATCGCCCCACACGACATTAAAGTGCGTGAAATGAGTACAGGACGCAGTCGATTAGAATCTGCCCGTGAACTTGGTATCAGATTTAGAGTAACACCGAATCTAAGGATAGATGACGGTATTGAAGCCGCAAGGACTATATTACCACGCTGTTACTTTGATGAAGACAAGTGTAGCTTACTTATCGAAGCACTACGTCAATATCGTAAAGACTTTGACGAAAAGAACAAGACGTTTAAGGATAAACCGTTACATGACTGGACAAGTCATGCTTGTGATGCTTTTAGGTATCTAGCACTTGGTATGAGAAATAAACAAGACCAGCGTATGAAGGACCTACCTCGTCTAGCAGACGGAGACTATTCAATACTCGCATGATAACACGACCAGCTGAACCTGGTGATATCAAGGAAATTATAGAACTTGGTTATAAAATGCACCAAGAATCACATTTCAAAGACCTTGATTTTGATCCAGAAAAACTTAAACAATTACTCTTTACCTGTATCCACAGCCAATTTGTACAGGTAGCAGTCCATAATAATCAGATAATAGGGGTGTTCATTGGCTTCATAACAGAGTACTATTTTGGTAAAGACTTATATGCGTCAGACCTCACATACTACGTCGATAAGACATTAAGAGGGTCGGCCGCTGCGGTTAAACTATTTAGAGATTTTGAAACATGGGCTGCAAAAAAGGGCGCAAAAAGACTAAACCCGGCAACGTCAACTGGAATTAACCCTGAAAGAACTAAGAAGTTCTATGAAAAGATGGGATATACAGTGACAGGCCATACATACAATAAGGAGGTAAATAATGGGTAGCGCAGTAAGATCAGTTACAAGAATAGTAACAAAACCACTTCAATCAATAG